ACCGAGCAAGACCGTGAAGCGATTCTTTCAAAGAATGGCGCAGTCATTGAGCGTTTGGCAACAAAGGCTCTTGGCAGTTCAGGTCTAGGCGAAAAGGCGGTAGACGAAGCACAGGCACGATTTCCTAAAGAATCCTGAGAGACGGTTTCTTTTTGAATTAGCAGAAAAGTTAGGTCGGACGGTGGGAGAACTTCTTTACGGAAGTGAATCCCACCGCCCACTTAGCAGTATGGAATTAACTGAGTGGAACGCTTTCTATATCGTAAAAGAAAAAGAACGCGAGAAAGCCGAGAGAAGAGCGAAGGCTAGGAGATAAATGGCTGATTCACCAACCATGGAAGTCCGCGCTCGGTTATCGGCGGACTCAGCCCAGTTTACTCAAGGCATGGACAGAGCCGTTAAATCGGCTAATGAGTTCCAACAGGCTTCATCTAAATTACAAAGTTCGATGGTGGCAATCGGTGTTGCCTCGGGTGCGGCGATGGCTGGACTTATCGCTTTTGGAGTTCAATCTTTTAGAGCGGCCGCAGAAGTTGAGCGTTTAGATTTAGCACTTGAAGCAGTTGGCGCATCTAGCGGTAAGGGATACGAAGCCCTTAAATCAACATCCGACAGTATGCGAGCGCTTGGTATTAACGCGGCGGCCGCACAAAAAACAACACTTAAGTTTGCTCAATCAAACATTGATTTATCGCAAGCAACACTATTAGCAAAGACCGCTCAAGATTTATCGGTGGCATCTTCAATGACCGCCGAAGAAGCGCTTCAATCAATTACCATGGCGGTAACAACTGGTAACACAAGAGTCCTTCGTCAAATTGGTATTACTACTGGAGCCTCTGACGCTTATCAAAGATATGCCAACACAATCGGAAAAGCGGCTAAAGATTTAACAATGGCTGAGCGCCGTCAAGCGGTAGTCAATCTTGTTATGAAAGAGGGAACCAAGGCGGCGGGTGCTTATGCCTTGGCTATGGAGTCACCAGCAAAACTTATCACCATGTTTGGTGACTTACATGATGACCTTAAAGTTAGCATGGGAGCAGTTTTAGTTAAAGGCTTTGGACCAATTATTAAGTCAGCCTTTAAGTTTGAACAATCTATTGTCACCGCTGTAAGTTCAGGTGGAAAACTTGCTCCAGTTCTTGAAGCAATTCAAAAAGTAATGGTAAAACTTACAGCCCCTATCGCCACGGCTATTGATAAGTTTGCTGAATTTATTGATGGCATGGATATGACTGGCATAAAGGTAAATGACCTTGCTGGCAAAATCGAAATGATTCTCCCAGTAGTTGCTGGTTTTGGTGCGGCTTTTGCAACTATGGCTGGAAAGTCCGTATTTAGCGCTGTGCCTATCTTTGGCAAACTTCTTGGATTTTTGAATCCAGTTGCCGTTGGTTTTGTTGCTATGGCTTTGACTTCAACTCAAGTTCAAACAGCCGTGGGTAGATTACTTGCGTCCCTACGCCCATTACTTGATGTTGCTAAGAATCTCGGAAGTGTCTTTGGTGGAGTGCTGGCAGTTGCGGTTTCAATTTTTGCTAAGGCTATCAACGCAGTTGCTTCAGTAATTGAGAGAACTACAAAATTCTTAAAAGACCATAAAACTATTCTTTATATTTTAGTTTCTGCTTTAGCGGCGGTCACTCTTGGAGTCATTGCCTATACAGTTCAGACAAGACTTTCTACCGCGGCTACTACTCTCAAAGCCACAGCGGTCAAAGCACTTAACAAAGCAATGTTAATTTTGAAAAGCACAATCTTTTTGTATGTAGTTGCTATCGCGGCTCTCGTCGCGGCGTTTATTTATGCGTGGAAGAATAGCGAAACTTTCCGAGAAGTCTTTACAAATGTATTCAACTCAGTTGCTCAAGTTGTAGGAACAGCCTTGGCTTGGATTCTTACTGGACTTGGCAACCTCCTTATTGCTTTTGGTCAAACAATGTCGCCAGCCACATCTTTTGGTCAAACAATGATTGCTGTATTCCAGTTCATTTATACAGCCACACTCACTTACATAACAGGAGTAATCAAAACTCTTATCATGTTGCTTAGCGCCTTGCGTTATGTAACTAGCGGACAGACAGCATTTGGTAAGGTAGTTCGGGCAGTCCTCAACTTTGTATTCAAAGCCTTTGCCACAGTTGTAGGTGGCATCCTAAAGTTCATCGGCTTCTTCCTAGAGGGTCTAGGTATGTTGCTTGATACTCATGGAATGGTAGGCAAGATTATTGGAATGATTCTTGACTTCCTATGGAAATCTTTTGCCACCGTAATTGGTGGAATCATCAAGTACATCGGAATGTTTATTGAGTTCCTTGGCAACCTTCTTGATACAAACAACATAGTCGGTATGTTAATTGCTAAGGTTCTTGATTTCTTGATTGACGCCTTTGCCACAGTCTTTGGCGGTATTTTTAAGTTTATTGGCACATTTATTAGTTTCTTGGGCGACTTGCTAGACACGCACAATTTTGTAGGTGGGGCTATCGCTAAGGTTCTTGATTTTATTATTGGCACTTTCTTTAATTTAGTTTCCAAAGTTGCTGGCTTTTTGGCTAAAGGAATTACAGCATTAACAGATTTTGTTGAAGGCAACCGTAAGGGATTTGACTTAGCCGTAGACATAATCAATAAATTTGTAAAAGCAGTAGGAACTGTCTTGGCATCTATACCAGCCTTCTTTGGAGAAATCCTTATTAAGTTAGGTCAGTTTGTTCAAACCTCGGCTAAAGAAATTAAATCTTGGGCTGATGGTATTGCTAATGTTTTAGCAAAGATTCCTGCTTTTGGCGACAACATTGCTAAGCCTATTTACGCGGCAGGAAATGCCATCAATACAATGGGCAATACCGTAAAGACTACTTTAGATACTGCGGGAACTTCTCTTAAATCTTTCTCAAATACTGTTAAAGGCGCAACAAAAGAACTTATATCGGATAAAGATTTTGATGCGGCTCTAGCAACAGCAAAAGGTTTTGCTACTAAATTAGCAACCGTTTCTAAAACAGCAAGCACTTTAACGGCAAGTTCGATGGGCAAAGACTTAGTAGATTCTATATCTAACGGAATTAAAGCAATCGGTTCCGCGTCAAGTAAAATTGGAAATACAATTCTTGAAGTAACTAAAGTTCCTATTGCTGAAGGATTAGTCCAATCTATTTCTGATGCCTTAACTAAGGTGGGAGGTTTTGCTAAGAAGGCTGGAGAGACAGTCCTTGAGGCTGGAGACATTAAATTAGGTACTGAGTTAGTTCAGTTGCTTTCTGACGCTTCTAAAATTATTGGCGGAGCGGTCAGCAAGGTTGGTTCATTTGTTACCGAACTTAAGCAGTTTGAAGTGGGCGACATCCTTGGTGACATGATTGAGAATGTAGTTGATTTTGCAATTCCACAACTTGAAAAGTTAGTCAATGTTATGGAAGGACTCAAAGATGTTGAGGTAGGCAAGTTCTTAGTTGAGAACTTAAGTTCACTTAGTCTTAAGGCTGGAGAAACAATTCTTGGTTTTGCTTCAGCAGTTAAGTCATTTACTACTGGCAATGTGCTTGGCAAAATTACAGATGCTTTCGGCGCCCTTGGAGATAAACTTAAAGAGGGCTTAGGTTTTGGCGATATTCTCGAAGAGGAAAGAAAACGCGCTAAGGCTTTAGAAGGTATGAATGGCGAAGATGACGCCACCCTTAACGAACTTCAGAACTCGGCAGACTTGATGAAGAAGATTCGTGATGCGATGACCGCTGGTATTGAGTCAATGCGTGATGTACTTACAGACTTACAGGATGCGGCTAAACAGTTTGCCGATTCCCTTAAGGACACAATCTTAAGTTTTGCAGGTCTTAAGGGAGTAGAACTTCCTGATGGATTTATCCCGAAGGCTAAGTCCCTTATTGAAAATATGCGGATGCGTTTGGACAAGAGCCAACAGTTTGCTAATCAGATTCTTACTCTTCAGGGATTAGGTCTTGATGCTAAGGCAATTCAAGATTTAGTTGAATCAGGACCAATCAAGGGCGCCCAACTTGCGGCGTCAATCCTTGGTGGTGGTGTTGAGGCTATTGCTCAAATCAATGAACTTACACAACAGATTGGATTTACTGGCGCGGCGATTGGTAAGTTTGGTTCTGAAGCGGCGTTCGGTCAAAAGATTGCCAACGCGCAACTAGGTATCGCTCAAGTTACAGATGCTCAAGCAAGAATTAGCGGAGTTAGTGGAAACAACATTGTTATTGAGCAGGGTGCTTTTGTTGTTAATGTTGATACAACTGGCGCACAAAACATTGATGAGAAGGCTGACATCATTACTCAAAGAATTCAAGAGACATTCGCTATATTGGCAAAGGAGTTGGCTAACAAATAATGGCTACCTATACACTTCGCCCCAACGCTGACTGGAACAACGCTTCAGCCTTTACCATCTCAGGCGGTTCAGGCTCAGTTCATGCGGCGCTATCCGACAGTAGCGATTCGACCTACATCACTCGTACAAGCACAACAGTTCCCGCTTCTTACGAAGCAGAGTTTGGCACACAAACTCTTGCGGCTACCGAGAAGGTTGCCTATGTAAATTTACGGGCAAGAGGAACTATCGGAACAACTGGAAGCATTGAGTTAAGCCTCGGTGTAATTACAGACCGTAATGGTCGTACAGTCAGTTACTCAGTTCCTTTCTCTAAAGCCAACACCCTTGCTTTGTCTACCCTTGATACTGCTTTGAAATTAACTAGCGCTCCAAACGGTCAGGCGTGGACTCAAACTCTTATTGATAATCTCGTAGTTAAATTTACAGATAACGCAACAGTATCAGGAGACCGCGCTGGTCTTTATGAATTGTATGTGGATGTCATTACAACGGCTCAACCAACAGTTACCGTGACCGCTCCTACTAGCACCATTACAGATACAACATTTCCATCAGTTGTTTGGACTTATGCTGATACAGACGGTGACCCACAAAATGCCTATGAGATTAAAGTCTTTGATTCGGCTACCTATACTGGTGGAAGTTTTAGTCCCGATACTTCTACTGCAACAGTAGGAACTGGAATTGTCACATCAAGCAATAACGGTCAAACCCTTGAAGCAGACCTCGCAGATGGAACTACTTACCGTGCTTATGTCCGAGTTGCTCAATTATTGAATGGCTCTAATTACTTTAGCGACTGGGCATATAGTCAGTTCACTATTGATGTTGATGCTCCAGCAACACCATTGATTACGGCTTTCTATGATTCTCAAGTAGGTGCCGTAACGGTTACAGTCTTTGG